ATATTTCGCCATGATGATAGTTTGTATGCTCTGCCACGTATCCAGCAAGTTGAGCGACTTTAATCGGAGTTGTTAATTTCTTCTTAAAACACGCGTACAAAATCTTGCGTTGAGATTCTTTTAAACCGTCCATAATATGTGGAATACTTCGTTTACAGTCTTCAATTGAGAATTTAATCAGTTCATGGTTTAAAAATAAACTTGTATCTACAATGCCTAGCATCGTTTCATGGACATTTGGATCGTATGATGCCAACCATTGTTTTCTATACTGAGCGTGCTGTTTATTGAATAGCAAATCCATTGTATCGTCCGACTTTTCATCCGCTCGATACAAAGTGATATGCTTCCCAAATGTCTCACGCACATCTTCATCTGTCGATGTTCCCAATCCTTTGTAGTATTTAACTTGAGTTGGTTGGTTATGTTTCAAATATTCCTGAGCGTCTGCGATCGAGTAAAATCTAGTTATTTTGTTTCGTTGAACGACTTTCATGATTGGAGTGTTCATACATGTCAGGAATCCTTCTCGCTGAAATAGAGATGGAAACAAACAGTGAAACATGTTTAAAATTAATCCTTGAATATGAATTCCGTCACAATTGTGTTGAACTACATTTCCAATTCCAGCATTCAGCGTATGACTACATGTCTCAACATCGTATACGTACTCGGGTGGGTCAAATAATTGGATGCAGTTGACAACCGGTGCCGAATCAAAAAATGTTTTATATAATATATACTTTTTTGTGTTGTACGCATGGACATCCAAATGAATATTATAAGACAAGCGCTTCATGACGATATACATCTGTTGCACTTTACACTCATTGTCAAACTCAAACACGTCGCTCGCATTTGATTGGACACATCCAGTATAAAACGCTCTCAAAGTTCCAACATCCGCATTCAACACCGTGTTTGCGACATTCTGAATCGTGGTCGGAGCAAACACAGTGTTGTACTTATTGTTGATACGGTAAACAGTTGGAATGACATCGTAATGGCGTTTAAACACGAATACAATATCATCTGTATACATTTTTGGCGTTCGAATGTGTACACCATCAGGTCGAACTTGTCCGCATACAAAGATTACACCCATCAACCACGCTTTACACGGATGGATAACGGTCGCATTGACGGGTGTCGGGATGTGCGTGGTAGACATCAACTCTGTGCCGATGCGCACGCATGACGCTCGCACCTGATTCCCATTCTTATCCATTAATATATGATCTGTTGTACAGGTAAAAATTCCAGTGTTTGTAATTACGCGCAACATTTTTTTAGTAGTCCTTTTTCGCTGAATGGCTTTGAGTAGCGTCCAATTGTTTCTATCGTATACGTACACTGGATCTTTATAAGTTTTCCCGTATAATGAAGATATCGGTTGAACTGTAATAATATCTTTACATTTTGTAATGACTGGAGTTGTAGGTGAAAAACAGTCCGCATCTGTCAGTATAAGCACTCTTCCGTACTTTAATTTTTTAAACGCGTCATTGTTCGAGTAATCAATTCCACCTTGAACTCCAAGTGCTTGAATCAAGTTCACAATCTCTTTGTTTTCGGAAATGGCACCCGAAGTATAGTTTCTCACGTTCATCAACACCCCTTTTAAGGGCATAATTCCAAACCAATCTCTCCCTTTCAATTTGAAATCGTCTGTATGGATGCCTTGATCGATTCCCATTACAGCATATGTTTTTGCGGACAGTCCTTCACACAAGATTAGAGTACATTTTTGAGAATCACGAGTTCCAGCTTTATTTGCTGGATCGTATCCATCGATTCGTTTTGTACGCTTGGATTCGACCTTTTTTAATAAGCTCTTATCCTTCAAATCTAATGTTCTCTTCAAGTCCTGCACAAACGCCCATGAGAGGATAGATTGCGTTTCTTTTACATCTACTTGAATGGATTGTTTTGGCGATACTAATTTTGTTTTAGATTGAGTTGAAAATGTAGGATTTGACAGAGTTGATACTACAAAAACTTTAAAGTAAGTCTTGATATCTTTTACAGTCAGTTTAGAGCATTTTAGTTTAGAGATTACTTTTTGAACGAGATGTTTGAATATTGGTTCTGACCACGCATCTACATGTACTCCACCATCCGATGTAAATATTCCATTTACAAAAGATATCTCTCCATAACTATCCGAAGATGTAATAATACATTGAGAGTGATCTCTTGTGAACGCGCACATCGTATCCTCTGGTTGAAGATATAATTTTACGTAGTCTTTAAAATGTCGAATTGGAAGTTTTTGATCGTTAAAGTACATTTGGACACCATCTTGAGATGCGATCATTGCCGAGTCGTATACGTATCGAGTGAGTAACGCAATGTACTCGTCATTGTACCCGTCAACCTTAAAATACTCAAAATCTGGAATCCAAGAAACTTTAGTGTATCCTCTCTTTAATTTAGAAGTCGTTAATTTTGGTTCATGTCGCACTCTCATATTTTGTTCCCAGCTTTGTCGATACATCTTGCCATCTTCTGTATTGACGAGCTCTACAGAAAAGTGTTTGGAAAAAATATTTGTTAGCGATATTCCCAATCCGTTTCGCCCAGATGTTTGCCTTTCCTCATCATCATTATAGTTTGATGAGGTTAAGAGACGTCCAAACAACATGTCTGGAATGTAAATGCCCGTCGTATCGTGAATCTTGATAGGAATGTTTAGTCCGTCATTCCACACACTGGTCTCTCCTGTCGCGGAATTCACGGATATTTTAATAGTTTTACATGGAACATTGTACTGGCGACTTCGAACAATATTATCTAACGCGTTAGATAACGCTTCAATAAAAATTCGCATCAAAGCTGGAATATGTTGAATTTGTTTTTTTGTAATACGCTGACCGTCAAACACGTACTCGGACGATGTCGTGGGCACTATAGAACCGACATACGTGTCTGGACGTTTAAGGGTATGTGAATGTAAATCCAATTCTTCGTACTGCATTGCGTAATTTGCTAAATACTTAAAACGGTATTATAACATTTCAATTTTTGTCAAATATAAAAAACGATTTAAAAATATTTTTTCTTATCTAAAATAAACAATTACAATGTCAACGATCTGCACATCCAACTTAACATCTGGTTTCATCGACCTTGCTACCTATGACGAACAAGAAAAATATATGTACGGGGGCGATGATGCCACCGCCTACTTTGTTAGAGACACTCGTAAGGCAACTTGGTTCACTCAAGTGCCCGTATGTCTTTCTAAAGCATCTGGGTCTGCCGATTTCGGTCAACAATGGTCCGTGTCCGTGTCCCGCGCAGGTGACTATCTTCTTCAAGTATGGCTACGAGTCGTAATTCCTTCTGTTAAACTCAAAGATTCTGCGGATCCCAACCTCCGTCTCCGATGGACTAGAAACCTAATGCACAACTTGGTCAGTGAATGTGCCATCACTTTTAACGACCTTGTTGCCGCCCGATTCGATAACTACCACCTAGATTTCTGGTCTGCATTCACTGTCCCTGCCGGAAAAGTAAACGGTTATAACAATATGATTGGTAACTTTGATGATCTCATTCAACCCCACAGCAAGAGTTCCGCAATTGATAGTTTTACTCTAAATCTCCCCCTTCCATTTTTCTTTACTCGTGACTCTGGTGTCGCTCTCCCAACTGCCGCAATCCCTTACAATGATATGCGAATCAGCTTTGTGTTCCGCAAATGGAGTGATCTACTTATCGTAGATGATCTCGCTACTGGAACCAGCACTTCCGCGTCCTCTTCTCACCTCGAATCCACCCCCGCTCTCAATGCTCAAGTATGGGCAAACTACGCTATCGTATCGAACGATGAGCGTAAGCGAATGGCGTGCGCACCCCGTGATATTCTTATCGAACAAGTTCAAACTGCCCCCATCCAATCTTTCAACCCCAGTCAAAACTCTCGTCCCAGCTACGATATTCGTTTCTCGCACGCCATCAAGGTTCTATTCTTTGCTGTCCGCAACCGAACCATTGAAAGTGAGTGGT